GTTATTAATGACAAAACATTCGAAATTCTCGGTGCATTGGTCCATAACTGCACAAAACGATTCCAATGTGGGAAACATGCTCGCATAATTTTCCCATATACGTTTACGGTTGGTCAAGTACGGTTCTCGCAATATAAACACATAATCGATGTTTGTACGCAGATTCGGTGGGATACCCAGAGGATATTGCATGGTAATAATAAGCATGACTTTCCAATGACGCCCATTCATAAATAAAAGTCTCATCATTTTATCGCGAGTCCATGATGCATCATATAAACAGTCATCCAAAATAACAAATGCTCTTGGGTCGATTGTTGTACGCTTATATGTTTCAAGTTCTTTGTTTACTTGTTTTAACACCGTTTTTTGTCGGCGCAACACATTCTCAATGAGAACCGTGTTGTATTCTTCATGAATAAATAGTTTAGGTACATGAGAAGCATAAAACCCATTACCGGCTTCTGTCCCGGAAATAACGGTGCCAATTGGGATATCCTGGTGATAAAATAACAAGTCTCTCACTAAAAATGACTTACCAGTATCACGTCGCCCAATCAACACCACCACTGGGCCTTTATTTTCATCGGGTTTAAACGTAATCTCACGCATATTGAATTTTTTTAGTTCCAATGTCATTGTATTTTATGTATACATTAGTAGATATAAAATGAATTTTTAGGATAAACGTGCGGGTCGCAATAATTCAGCGACAAGCAAATTCCATTAGTTTAGAATATGTGAAAAATATGTAGTAACCACTTATACAGATTCGACAACAATCATGACAAATGAAATTCCTAAATTCACAATACATTACGCGAAACACAAAACAGTTCAAATGAGTATTTTAGATAAGAGTGGGCAGGTTACTGCGACGGAAGATATTGAAGCCGAATATTCGCCGTTTCGCATTGAATCCGTGCAAAATTATAACCCGATTTACGATTTGTGGTTTAAGTTGGACGAATCTAACTATAATCGCATATCATTAAACAATGCAAACCATTTGGTTGATATGAATACAGTTGTTGGATTAAACACGAAAGACCACGTTTCCCGTCCGGTATTTATTAAGTATTCGCCGCTATTAGACCCGATTCGATACATGGTTGGTAAATATGAATCATGCAAGCAACCGATCGGCAATTTGCCATCATTGACGAATGAAAACGTGCACATGAAAATACAGGATTATAACAACATGGCCTATGTGGATGGTTTCTTTAGTTATTTGTCCAGCCAGCTCCTAAATACCCATAATTTCGTGCATGGTGTTGATTTTTACGGGTCGTTCACCGGGATTCAGGAACAATATAAAATGGATATTACTGATGATTATGATTATTTGCAATCTTCTGCATTTTTCAATAAAAACAACAAAATATTGTTTAAAACGTCGCATGTGGATAATGATGGGTATTTTAATTATGGGTCACATGGCAATAAACCACGTCTTCAAGTACTAGAAACCCCTAAACGTAACATATCTGCTGTTATCATTGAGGATTTGATAACCGACGACTTATCGCAAGTGGCCACGATGCAACTCATCGATGCCAATCCAGATACCGAATTGGTATACACAAACACAAATATAGAAAGTAAACATAGCTCGCGAAATACGTCTGGTTCATCGGATGATTCAAAAAGCAGTAAAACAACTGCAACGACCACGAGCTGTGGATCAAGTGATTGTGACCATAATAGCAGCAGCGAAGAAAGTGTGTGGGATACTGACGAGGATGATGATTGTGATGATGATCATGATAGCGAATTCGATGAGGAAAGCGACGATGATGATGATGAATCATATAGTGACCCCGATACATGTTATGCTTACATAAAGAACTTCCCGGTTCACTGTATCGCACTACAAAAATGCGACGGTACATTAGATTCACTATTCAGTAAGAACGCACTTAGCAAAGAAGAAAGTACATCCGCCCTCATGCAAATTGTAATGACACTGTTATGCTATCAAACTGCTTTCCAATTTACACATAATGATTTGCATACGAATAATATCATGTATGTCAACACAACTGAAACGTTTCTATATTACACATATAAGCGTAAAACATACAAGGTGCCTACTTATGGCAAAATATTCAAACTAATCGATTTTGGCAGGGCCATCTATAACTATAACGGTCGCCGGTTATGCAGCGATAGTTTTGCACCAGTGGGTGATGCATCAACTCAATATAACTGTGAACCATATATGGATGTAAGCAAACCTCGATTGGACCCTAATTATAGCTTCGATTTGTGTAGATTAGGGTGTTCGCTCTATGACTTTGTAATCGACGACGACGATAATCCTAAATTCTACGATGATTTGCAACAGCTAATTCACGATTGGTGTTTGGACGACAATAAGAAGAATATACTGTATAAGCAAAACGGCGATGAACGTTATCCCAATTTCAAATTGTATAAAATGATTGCACGTACAGTTCATAATCAAACGCCAGAGTGTCAACTTTCTCGTAACATATTCAAACAGTTCATTGTTCCGGCGTCAACCGAAGTACAAGAACACGTACATATGAACATCGATAAGATGCCGGAATATTACACAAAGTATGTGTAAAATGGTCATAAACATTTTTATTCGAAAAATGTTTATCAAATCTGGATTATTAAGCGTTCATATATTCTTTCTTGAACATTTCAGGTGTCATTATAGGAATATTTTCGGCAACCGCCTTTTTGGTTTTATTTGATACATCGTCCAGTGACTTTACAATAAGTACAAACGTCTTTTTGCTCATATTATCATCTAATTCGCCGCCCATTTTTTTCAAATAGTCGTTTATTTCTGCATCACGTACCTTCGTCATGACCACGTGTTTCCCATATAATGGATGTGTTTCGTCATGAACAACTACTGCTGCTGCGGTACCCTGAGGCTGGTCCGCAGCGGCTGACTTGGCTGGTGCAACAGTTGACTTTGCCGATTCGGCTACCACCGTGTTCGCGATTTTATGCATTAGATCACATTCTTTCATAAATTCCAAAAACACAGGAATATTGGTTGCAAAACTTTTCGCGTTCTCTTTGCCAATCCCGTCAATCGTTTGTAACATCTCGATTTTGCGGTCGGTTGTTTCCTGGCTGGTTAATATTTTGGGATAGGCAGTCATAATCGGCTGTATCTTTCGCATGCCAATCCCGCGCCCAAACTTATTTGACGAGGCCATAATTGTTACTAACGACGCCTTTTCCACCTGTGCCTGGATTCCATCATATATTTTATTTACCATTTTCGTTTTAAATCCATCCACTTTTGCATAATCGTCCTTCGTCATTTTCAAAATAACAGGAACCGTCGTGTAACCCGCATTCATTATTTTTTTCACATTGCCACCACCGAGTCCATCGACTTCTAGACCTGTGAAAAAATCGGTGATATTCTTTGCCTGCACGGTTTCATCGTCTTCCATATTATCCAACACAATATCCACGTTTGTTTCTGTCCAATGATATGACACATTCGGCATTTTCGCCATCTCGGCTTGCACCGTGACCGATTTGATATAAGGAATAACATCCCCACTACGAATGATTTGGATTACTGCGCCCACGCCGATTTTATTGCTTTCTATAAATTTGCCGTTGAAACCAGTTGCATATTCGATTGTAACTCCACCTAGACGAACCGGTTCAATGCGGACACGCGGCTTCAAATATCCACTTTTACTGGGCGTCCATATTACATCGACTACTTTGGCTTCCGCGACTTGGTCAGATATCACCATTTTAAATGCGAATGCATGGTCGGGGTTACCCTCTTTGCGCAAATAAATATTATCATCTGTAACAATAACACCGTCGATCTCGTATTCGTAGTTTGTTCTCCAGTCCATTAATAATTCGGATAATTTTTCGTTTGTCAGTGCATCTACGGATTTATGTTGCACTACCTCATGGCCGAGGTCAATCAATGTTTGTAACTGCTCACTTGGGCGTAGCGATGGCCGAATCACTTCATATGCAACAAAATGCAGATCGCTCGTTTTATCATCGATTGTTTTACTATTTACAATGCCGGACACTAAATTTCGGGGATTCGCGAATTTGGATTTATATTTTTCTTCGAACACGACGCGTGGCATAATCAATTCACCGCGAACGACGCTATTCTTTTCGAGGGGCAATTTGAGAACCGACAACAAATGACTAACATCCTGGCCGATTGTGCCATTGCCGCGTGTATATAATTTGGGCACACCACCTTCGGTTGTGTATAGTCCGCTTACTCCGTCCAATTTGCACGATAAAACATAGGGCCCTTTGTATTTCTGTGTCCAGGTTACAAGAGCATTTGTGTCTGGTTTAATTTTGTCCATCGACGCCATTTTGTATGGTAACTCTACTTTATTTTTCGTGACATTTGCACCAATGTTGGTCAACACTTCGTTCGTGGGGTATTTGACTTCCATGTATTCTTTAATAATATCATATTCATTGTCGCTCATAATGGCGGTTTTTGTGTTATAATATGCATCTCCAGCGGCTTCGAGCCATTCAACAAGTTGTGATTCATTTAATGTATCCAACATGTCGATTCCTTCTCCGCGGAATCGTGCGACCAATTGTTTCGCATTATTTATTCTGGCCTCCATATTATCTTCTTTGCCTTTTAATTTTATATCGTTTTTGGTTGTGTCTTTCTTTACCTCGACTGGGACACCGACTGCTTCAG